GTAGGTCGCGCACTATGACTATTCGCTTCATTTAATCCTCGTCGTCGTCCTCGTAGGGTATCGGATCCATGCGGTCGGGAATTGATGGCAAGATCCATGCAGGATAAGAATCCCGATCTGTAATAATTGCTAGACACAGATCGACTGCAAATCCTGCCTTGCGTAGTGCGCGATACATTTCGTGCAGGCTAATAGCCCATGCGTCAAGCTGTGAGTAATTATCGAGATCGATAACTTTCTTTCGTGCCATAATTAAAATTATCGCTCTAGAAGTATGTTGTAGATCTCATCGACACGCGAGTTAAGTCTTTTAATTTCGCCAAGCAGATGAGTAATGACGTAACCTGCAAGCCCACCAATTATTGCTAGGCTTGCAAAGTACAGCGTCATCAAGTCCGATACTGTCACTTTCTAGGTGTCGCGTATCCGAATACTCCAGCTACTACAGAGCCAAGGATGGCGCGATAGTCCAGAGAGAAGTTAGATGTAGTGCCCCATACGCATAAGAATGCGCCTACGGCGATTATTGCCGGATGCTTCATGTTCATTTATTGTCCACCTATCATCGGTATAGTAAAGAATTGAGAGTCTTCGTCGCCCTTAATAGTAAAGCTGACGTGCGCGTGATGATTATGCTTATTGATCCCATCATAAGGACGCCAAGCCCAAGCCTTTTTAGATGAGCAGATGAGGCCGTCGAAGATGATGTAACTAATTCTTTTATCGCCAGACTTTGCAGCGAGTCGAATCTGATCAACCAAGTCAGGCATGACATCGGGCTTCCGGCCTTTGCCGTTAAGGTCGCGGTCAACATCGATGGCACGAACCCAGCCTTGTGCATCTGGATTATGATCAGACTTGCGAGCAGCGTGTCTTGTATCGCCGATCCAGCCGTCCGAAGTTCTATCTCGACCGGGGAATGCATCATCAATCTGCTCCCTAAGCTGGATTGCTGACTTGCTTAGCTTCGGCTTCACAGGCTGCGCACTCCCATCGTTTTAGATCGTTAAGTAATAATTCGTCATGATTGCATTGAGGGATTGGCGCGATAAAGGCATCGTCAATCGGATCGTAAGTGAAGCCTATACCTGCATAGTTATAGCGTATTTTGTTATTGTAACTTGTTCGCTTGCAGACCTGACCTCGGAAATTACCGTACCAAGTCTCAGGATCTAAACCTTCGATAAGTTCTGTTTCATCGATGCCTACAATGACTTCTGTGACTATGTTATTTTCATCTAAGAATGCGTAGTGTGCCATTATGTCCAGCTCACATTCCCTGTGCCAGCAGTAATTGTTGCTCGCTTATATCCGCCGCTTGCTGCACTTACAGATCCAGTCAAGCCTGCGCCGATTGTAATTGTTAGAGTGTCTGGATAACGTAAAATTACAACGCCAGAGCCGCCAGTACCGCCAGAATTAGCATTTATTGAACCGCCACCGGCGCCACCGCCGCCGCCGCCGTAATTGGCTGTAGCATTTCCACCAGGATTTCCGTTTGATGTTGAAGCTGTTACGCCATTACCACCAGCTCCTGCATTAGATCCAGCCGCTCCGCCCGTTGATCCACCTGGATAGGAAGTTCCAACGTAAGCGCCACCGCCACCACCACCGCCACCGTAATTTAACGACGATCCTGTTATATTATTTGAACGGCTAGAACCGCCTGCGTTAGTGGTTGAAGAATTACCTGCCGCAGCGCCTGCACCGCCACCGCCTGCGCCAGTCTGTGAGCTAGTTGAGGTGCCGCCGTTATAACCTTGATTACTAGAACCAGTTGCAACGGTTGAAACATTGTAACCAGCCTGGCCACCGCCAGAGCCACCGCTACTAGCGGCAGAACCGACGCCTGAACCGCCACCACGTCCACCACCGAGGCAGGTAATGGTAGAAAAGACAGAATCAGATCCTGCAGTATTAGTTGCTCCGCCAGCGCCTACTGTGACTAAATAATTTTGTAGCACATTTAAAGATAAAGAACTCTCTGTGCTACCGCTTCCGCCTGTTGATGCGACCGAACTTCTCAAGCCGCCTGCACCACCACCGCCTGCGCCTTCTTGGTATCCTGGTGACATATTGCCGCCGCCACCACCGCCAGCTAATACTAAGTAATCAGTCGTGAAAGATCTCGGTGGATTGAAAGATACGACCCCGAATATTGAATTAGCGATCATTACCCAATGGCTCCGACGATGTACCAAGTGTCTGTCGCTACCTTGATGCAGGCTGCTGACTTATATTGAGCAAGGGTAGGCTGAGCCGCTACTGCGCCAGCTGAAAGAATTGTAGTAGTGCCAGAGGTGACGGCGGATATCGTGCAGACGCCTGCGCCGATGTTAAGGACTGTAAGTACTGTGCCTATTGGAAAGGCCACGGAGGCGTTAGTAGGGATTTTATAGGCGATCGCTGTTGCTTTGTTCATGAGCTCTAATACCTGATAGGTATCGGCAATTACGGCCGTATAGTCGGCAGTCTGAGCTGCGCCTACAGTAAAGGCTACTAGGCCGTTATAGTCTGCGGCTGTAAAGATGTCGCCTGTTGTCGCTGGAAAGCCTTCTGCCATGATTTTCTCCTAGTATCCCATTATGGATTGACCGATTATACCGTAAGTCGATGATCCTATGATGAATCCCTCGACTATTGGCTCTAGCGTCGTAACTGTGCACTTCATAGAATTTGGGGTAATGTCCCAGGCTAGCCCCTGCGCCTGTAAAGTCTTTACAATTGTTGAGCCGTCCGGCTGGACGTTAGTAATCTCTAGATTCTGGAAGTAGTCCAGGCCGATCATAGTATCGGTAGGGACGTTAGGATCTAATAAATCGACTGTCATAGCGTCGATTCTGATAGTGGTTTCTTGACGGGTTGCCCGATAGATGTCGGCTATATCTTGAACCTGCGCGTCGGTCTGCGCTATTAGATTCTCTACGTTCATGCCGTGAGGAAAGTATTTAGCGATGGAGTCGGCATTCTGTGAGGTCATAACGGCTCCGCCGACACGTTGAGCCGTAACACTGTTGATAATAAGTTTATCGTCGAATGCGAATTGAAGGTTAGCGTAGGGAATCCCTGTAGTCTGATTAAATTGGATAGGGGTAGCACCTAGAGACCCGACTACATCTGCTCGGTCTTTAAATTCAAAGGTGCCGTCGGTTCGAACGAATGCTGCTCCCTGTTCGGTAAATTCTGCGACCTGCAAGGCTTGCAAAGCTGATCGAGTAGTACCCGGATCGGCCTGGCAGATAGTCGATCCAGTGTCTACGACTCTCATATTTGAAGGGAACGATACCTGGTCTAAAATTTTATTTACACGGGTCCCGGTAGTCTGGCCAGCCGTAGCATCTGCCACGGTAGCGACGTTAGCCATCGCTAATAAACGAAATGCATCTGAGCAGACGATATCGACATAACCGATCTCCTGGCCTACTGGATAGGTATAGCGATAATCCTGGACATAACCTGAAAATAGAAAGTGCTGAGTGGTAGACGTAGTGGCAGCTACGCGGATCTTACGGAGTGGAGTTAGAAAGCCGAAATAAGGGCTCGATACATTTTGAGGGTTAAAGTTAGAATCGGGATCTAAAACTCTGACTGTACATGTGCCAGCCTCGTAGGTATCACGCATAATATTACGGCCGCGGCGAATAGTAATCTGGCGAGTGACATCGCTTAAGTCTATTACTGGCTCTGGTACTTCCGAGCCTGCAAAGGCGCTAACGCCTATAACGCCATAGCGCTCATCTCCTACCGTGAAGGGGTAGGAAAAGGTCGCGCCCTGCGAGAAGTCGAAGGAGACCGAGATAGTAGCTGGAAGACTCATTCTGCGACTGCCACATTTCCAAATCTACCGAGTCGGTTTACGTTCACGAATGATCCCGATAGCGATTGGTTAGTCTGTACGTTAGTAATCGCGGAAGTTACCGACTGTCCGTCGATCTCTACTTTTACTTCGACTTTAGGTGTCGGAGGAGTGTAACGCTGTGGCCCCATGCCTCCGCCGGGAGTAAACATGTCCGGATTCATCCAGCTCGGAGGAGTATAGCCAGGGACTTTACTGCCTAAAGTATTGCCGCCAAAATCAAGGGCGGGGACTTTCCATTCTGCGTAAGGGTTAGGAGCTTTAGGAGTTGCTAGTAATGCTGCGCGAAGTTCATTATTACGAGCGACGGCGACCTCTAAATCTTTAGATAACTTTTCTGCCATCGAGGCATTACCGTCGAGAAGAGCTTTCTGCAATTGTAAAGAAATACGATCGGTTTCGCTGATTTTGCCCTTAAGGGCTGCCTCAATACCAATAGCGTCTAGGTTAAGAGTCTTCGAGGCTTTCTGTAATGCTAAAGATTTCTTCTGTGTATCGAGAGTTTTCTTCTGTAGTGCCGCTAATTCTTTAGCACGCTTTGCCGCTGCCGCTTCTGCCGCTTTGCGCGCTGCCGCGTTAGGATCTACATAACCCGGGCCGAGTGCGGATGAAGGATAGCCGCCCATCCCGCCCACTGTGCTGCCAAATGATCCGCCGCCCATAGTGCCAAGTAATCCTGCAACGCCTCCGAACATCTTGACAAAATTACTGCCTGTGATTCTGTCAAGAACTCCGACTAAACCAAATCCTGCCTGCATAGCTCTATCAAGATTAGAAACTAATACTGCAACATTACGAAATGCTGTAGCCGTACCCTCTGCGAAACTATTCATTGCGGTAGTTAAATCCGTAATATTGCCTGATTCGCTTGAAAGAATGGTAAAGGCATCTATCAAACCCTTACCGATAGTTTCTTGAGCTTCACCAGCCGCGGTACTGATAAGCCCTAACTTACCTGCATAAGTTTCAAGGTAGGCAGCGTTAGCCCCGGTGAATTGCTTACTAAGTTTATCCTGAAGATCTGCGAAACTGGACGTCTTTAATTCCGCTTGACTTAGGCCTAGTTTATATTTATTCAGTCCTCGAGTCTGTCCTACGTAAGCCTTCGTAAGGTCTTCTACTACTGTCTCGAAATCAACGCCTGACCCTCGGGATATATCTAAAGCTTGAGTGAGTAATTCTGTAGATTTAGTTACCGAGCCCGTAGTCTGTAATAACTTCTGCATAGATGGTCGGAGCTGATCATCTGTAACTCCGGAGGCCTGAGAAAGTTGAGAAATAAACTCTTCAATACGCGGAGTCTCAAAGGCTAAGCCTAAATTTTTTACGGATAATGCGAGCTGTGACGCAGCCTTTTCGTCTTCTATAAAAGCCTTTGCCGCTTGCTTTCCAAAGTTAATAACGGCGGCCGTGGATAGACCAATTCCCGCTGCGCCCGCTAGTTTTTTGACGGAAGACTGTAAACCTTTTACGCCTTTGTCGGCTTGCTTCAATCCCTTATTGTCGAAGATCGCGGCAATACGAATGGCTAGACTGGTATTAGCTGACACTATCGACCTCTGTAATCTCTATTAACGCCCTTAGTAACTGCGAGGGCTGTATCCATTGACTTACGAATAGCTTTAAGTACTGCCGCATTTGTCTTACCTTGATCCTCTGCCCATGCTCTAAATAGGAGGCGGCCTTTAGTCTTACGAGTACGCCGTCCGGCTACCCCTGACTGTTGGCTATCGACGAGAGGAGGTAGCGCGTCTATAAATTGCTTACCCGCGAAAGGATTAGCGGACTTATTAACTTTATTTGAGGTATCTACATAACTACTAAAAGTTCCCTTAGTCGAGGCCTGCGCTGGCTGACCTTGAGGATTTTTACGTCCGGCTGTTTCATAGATAGCACCAGCCGCCGTTTTATTAAAGATAGTGGCAATAGATCTAAAGCCCCTTTTATTAGGCTTGCTAGCCGCTGTGCTGTAACCTATGCCGCGCTTGATGTCGCTAGTGTTAAAGACTCTGTTTTCCCAAACTCCGACAGCGTTGCCCCATCCAGATAGAGGAGCCTCGCTAGGTACGAAACCTCTAGCCTTCACAGCTATGACTTTAAGGAGACCTCTGATCTCCTTCTCGGTTTCCTTAGCTAGTTCTGGCTGGACTTTTTTAAGAGCTTTGCGGAGTTCAAGCGCGCCTGTTACTTCTGTAGGCATCCGCTTGCTCCTTTGCTCTATCCTTCAACGCTTTCAAAATCATCTGTAACATTGAAGGGTCTAAATCTATTAGATATTGTGGAGGGATAGCCGTCTCAATGCTCAAGCGAGCGATGAGATAGTGGATGCTATCCCTGCCTAAGCCAAAGGGTCAGACTCTGCAACCTCTACACTCTTTAGAGTTTCGAGGAAGTCTGCGCCGAATGGCTTGACTGTGACTCCACTAAGTCGAAGGCCTTCCCATGCTAACCAATAAACATCGCTTTGCTTTTCATCATCGCGAAACGCTTTGTGAAATCCCTTTTTAGCGTACAATTCGAAGGCATATTCAAGACGTGGGGTAATTTCAATTTCCGTCACGCTGTTATCTGCCATAGTTACTATTAGTTTTGCCATGCTGTGCCCCTTTGTTTAGTTTCTTAGAATGTACCTGTAGTAGCGACTACTACTGTACCAGACACGTTAAACGTGAGTGATTGAGTAGATAGGTCACCGACTGCGCCGTTAATATCTGTAGTGTTATTAACTAGGCAGGTCATAGTATAAAGAGGGTTAGTAGCTGAAACAGCTGTACCCTTTTCCTGTAGAAGTACGATAGGGACATTAGTTCCCCATGCAGCCTGCAAAGTCGCTAGGACATTCGCAGCCGCTGTATCGTTTAGGAAGTCAATAGTAACCGATGCGGCTTCTAGACCCTTTACGAACTTATGGCCTGAATCGCCCATCGCGGTTACTTCTAGTTCATCGAATGATCGGTTAAGTGTTACAGCGGTGACGTGATCTGAAAGATCGACAGAATTAACCTTTACGCCGACCTTATTGCTCATAAATACAGCCATGAGATTTATTCCTCGTCTTTCTTAGTAGTTACTGGCTTTGGTGTAGATGGTGCTACCTGCCCGATTTTTACCAGGAAGGCGTCTCTTTCTTTTTCCCATTCGGTCATGTTAGCTCCAACTCGTTAGGACTGAGATATTTATAGATGATTGTAATAGATCACCTGAAACGGCATTAAGTACAGCCGGAGCCGATACCTCTGTGACGTTATAGGTGTATGGGGATGTAGCGAGCAGGTTAAAGACCCGGACGATATCATCCTCAATTCCGTTTAGGTTTCCTTCGTTATCTAGAAGAGGAACCATGATTGAGATAGTAAAATTTGCCATAGGTGAAATCGTTGCATGCCATCCGTTAGACGGAGTGAGATAAGGGTCGGCCGGATAGATGATAACTGAATTCGGAGTAGGTGTAGCCGGCGGAAACGAATAGACCGAGTACTTACTATTATCTACGAGTGCGGCTGCAAGGCCTGCGCGAAGTGTTGATACGGAGGCCATTAGCCCACCATAGATCGAGGGTCTAGATAAGGAGCAAGGAGTCCACGAACTCGAGAGATAAGCTGCGAAGACATCGCGTACATATTGCCCATAGATCCATCGGGCATCATTCCATTCCCTGAGTTAGTCTGACGGGAAGTCCAGATAGAAACGCATATCATGAGACTAGCTTCCTGAATTGCAGGGACGGTCGCGTAATCCGTGTAGGTTTCTGCCGCGGCCATACCGTAAGGGTTAATCTCGTGGTAAGGATTATCCGCTATGTGAGTAGTAGTAACATTAAAAGAATACTTATCTATGCCTGTAATAGTTTTTGTGCCGTTATATTTTGTGCCTGCACCCGAGATCGTTACGCTTTGTCCTATATAAAATACGTCCATAATAGGGACGTCAAAGTAAAGCGTGCCTACTGTGCCTACGTTGCCGTGAGCGATTATAGACTGTTGATTCTTCCATAGAAAAGGTAGTAAGACGTTATCCGCGGCATCGCAGACAGATTGGAGCGTCGCGTCGCTATAAAGTGTTCCCACTCCTAGAGCGCTGCGAAGTTCGGCTACTGTCGTAAGACTCATTTTACTCTCCTTTCTAAAGACTCCAGGGGTAGAAGGGCACTACCCCTGGAGCGACTTAGGGTGTTACTTATGCAGCGTTATTGAACTTGAAAGCTCCGCCAGCTGAAGGAACCTTTGTAGCGATCGCGCCGTAGCCGTAGTAACCGACCTCGACCTGACCTGTACCGACCTTGTCTGCGCGTAGCTGTAGGCGTGGTGATTCGTACCATGTGAAAGACTCACGGTTTACGACGACGATAGATCCATCCGCTACTCCAGTGAGTGAGTAATCGACGTATAGGTCTAGACCTAGAAGTGATCCGCGTAGTGATTGTGACACGTTACCTGCCGCATTTTGTGGCTGTGATGCGATGA